AAGCAACAATCGCACCAACAATCAATGCACCCATACCAAATATAAACATACCTAGTCCATGAAACATTGTCATTCCGCACTCATCCATAATTTATAAGCTTGTAAGTCTACGACGTTACCATTCATAATTTTACTATCACCGTAGTGATCTATAATCTTTTGAACGCCTTCCATCTTCACATGTACGTAGGGCCAGATCAAACGTGCAACTTGGTATGCGTCTCTAAATTGACAACGCCATCGCCATTGTTTTTTCCAACCAACAGTATATTTTGTTTTGTATCTTTTCTCTCCAACGGTTCCTACACCCAATACTTCATGCACCCAACGCAATACAGACTCATCCGTCATGGCCATCTCCATTCTAATAGACCAGGTAGGATATGCTTTCTTGTTATGCTTTCTCTTTCTCATGTATTGTTTGTAAGTAATACACCCTTCACCATCAAAGAGTCCAGCTATGTATGCAATGTCAGTTTCCGATATCATTAATTAATAGTATGATCATCGTCAGGAACATTAACAATATTATCTTCCGATATGTATTCATAAAATTCTCCTTGGCTATCACACTCCCAACACTGATGTACTTGACTATTATCTCTAAAGTCTTTTGATGTATCACCAGTTGCTATTCTAATATAACCGTTACCTTGGCATATATTACAGATTAGTTTAACTTTTTTTAAGTTTGCCATTTAACTTTTTTGCTTTCTCGTTTGCTATTGCTTCTATTGTTTTGGCTACGGATAATTTTGCATCGGGCAATATAACCTTCGACAACGTCTCCAAAACCTTATATGTTTCTTTTGATAGAGAAACATTTTTGTATTTACTCATGTCTGTCATTTGTGTTTCCTTTCATATTAATAACCCTTATATAGGTGATAATATAGGATTGTCAATGAAAATATTATTAACTTTAATTATGTGTTCTAGCGTGGAAAGTATTTGTTTACCACCCCATCCGTGGCCACAATTATTTAATGATAAATATGATTGTTTGCAGTTTGGATACCAGGAATCGTACAGAAAATTGGAGGCTATTGGCAGAAAAGATGTCAACGAACACGGCATATATATTAAATTTGACTGTCAACCCTCAAATATTATTTGACATTTTTAATCGTAAATGATAATGCGTGAAGAATCTTCTCACCATTACCTACCCTTATTTTTCCCTCTCTCAAGGGTAGGTGTTTATAATTTTGTCTGGATCTTGAAAGCATTGGTAGCCGAAGAACATACGACCTGAACCATCATTCAATACCCATCTATTTATTTCTTCAAAATATGTAGATATTGCTTCTCTGTGCTGATCGCCAAAACCTAGACACTCAAACAGTGTCATTCCTCTTGTAAACTCTAATACTTCCTTTACTATCAAACCTTCCTGGTTCAACAATAATAGTATAATGAAGTGCACTGGTTCTTCCATAACGCTCCTCTACTAATTTATTCCATTGATCCTTATGTTTTGGATCTTTGGTTTTGTTATACAGATTTGCGAGTTTGTCTAGTTGGTCTTGTGTAGTCTTTGACACTTGTCCCCCATTTCACAATGCTTTTAAATTTAGGTGCATGCAAATCCATGTTAACACCATATGGTTTCCATGCTTTTTTTACAAGGTTTAATTCAAGCAACAGATTAGACCACTGTTTTGAAGTGATATCTTTTACTTTTATAGTTATTATTTTTTCTTTCATGCCTACAATGTAGGATTTTTTAGGATATTGTCAAGTTTATTGTGGACGACCTTGTCGATTATATTTTTTTGACTGTCTTTTAGCGTGTTTATTCAATTTTTTAGAGTGACGTCGTGGACGTTTACGAGGCTTTGGTCTTTCTACAAATGCTTTAAATTTTCTCGCCATCTTTAAATAATTCTGTAAATTTTGTGGTTGATACTACATGAGGCAGATAACTTATCTTACCATTTATGTGTTGTTGTAAATCTGTGCCACAAGTAATACATCTGTAATACTCTCTTGCAATTGAAACCAACAAAGTATCTTCTTCGCAAGTAGGGCACTTGCCATTAACTACTTCTGGTGTAAATCTCCAATAGTTTCTTTTTCCTGTCATATGCTTTCTTATTCTTTATCACACGTTGATGATATTTTCTATCTTTTAATTCTTTTGCAAATTTATTGGAGGATGATTTTTTTGATGTGTTTTTCACCTAAATATAACTCTGTTTCTGCTTCACCTCTCCAGCATTTGTAAGACACTGACTCACTATACTGTCTCTCTGCGTGACGCTTACCTCGAAGACATGCAGCCATAGATTCTTGAATACGGTGTTCTTTGATCTCTCCGTTTACAAACATAAGTAAGGCTATCACAGACTCTATCATTGTGAGCTCCCGTTTGTGTATTTCATTTCACGATTCGCATCTTTTAATTTTTCAATATCAACTAAAACTTTATCCATTTGTTTACGTAAAAATTCTATGTTGACTTTGTTTAGTGCCATAGATTCTATATGTGCGTTAAGTTTATCCGTGGTCTTATAAAGATCTTCGATCATCATGAACTGCTCAGAATCTGCGGGCAGTGATCCTAATTGTCCACGTGGCCATTTAATTCTAAACTCTGTATTCTCTTCCAGGTCTTTTTCCATTATCTGTATACGAGTGTCTGCAACGTTGAGACGCTCTATTATTTGAAAGTAACCCATGGTGCCGAGTGCCACGATGATGATCAAAGAGGCAACCGTCTTCATAGGCATTTGGACAGCTGCCTCTTCAGATATGTTGAGTGGTTTTTTAGACATAAATTATTTTGTGAATAACCACTTTACGAATCTTCTCCAGGGCCAACAAATTATGTCCCAGATTTTACAACAAATTCTTTTACATTTATCAATCATTTTTTTTCTCCTCTATCTCATAGAAGAAGTTATCAGTGTCTTCTGTTCGCCACTGTTGTGTATCTTCTACGTTCCAATAGTTAGTTTGTACCTTCCAATCAGGTATTTGGTCTTTCACCGTAAACGATGGTATGTCCCAAATAAGTCTGTTGTTAGGTTGTGCCGCGTAGTTGCCATCATTTAATGCAAGTACGTGAGCGCACTTGTGTTCGTGCGGGATCTCAGAATGATCAGTGTCCAGTATATTAGGCTCTGGATGTGCAAAGTCAACAGTAAATAAGTAACGACCCCAGTGCCATTTTTTATCTTTACCGATGTATTTTCCTGATTGTGCTTCTAAGATATCCCAACTAGTAATAGCAGGATAATAACTAAAACAGTTCCAGAGCTGAAGCTCATCAAGTCGTCTCCTTGGGACGTCAGTGACTTTGAATCCACGTTGAATAAACGCCGTAATAGGGAGTCTGTAAAAGACTGCACCGTTTTCCATGATAGCATGAAATAATAAAGCACGCCCAGTAATACAGGTAACGCCGAAGATAATGCAGTCCTCAACTTCTCCATGATGCTTTTTAAGGTCATATAAATACTCTCTCCTAATTTGTGCGTATTCTACAGGTATGTTTCCATTTAAATAAGCCATAAATCCTCATTCTATTGTACCCCAATTAGGACCAGATTCATAGTCCACTTTGTTAGGCACTTCTAAGTCAACAGCTGACTCCATAATATCTTTTATTTTAGCAGCTTCTAACTCATTCGTTACAGATATATCAAGTTCATCATGCACTTGTATATGTGGTGTAATACCTTCTTTGTGTAGTTCTATCATTGCCTTCTTGGTCATGTCAGCTGCAGATCCTTGTATTAATCTATTCAAAGCTTTGTATGTGTAAGCTCTTTTGATCCCTGGTCCGTGTTCCGCGAGCGCTGCATCGTGAGGCAATGGTTTATGTATACCAAATTGATTAGGCTCCCACAGGTGAAACCTACACAGTCTACCCAGCAGGGTACGTATCTGTCCACGATCCTGTGCTCTTGACATAACGCTATCCATTAATTGTTTTACAAACGGTACACGTGAATGATATTGTTTAAATAAATCTTCAGCTGTCTCTTTGTTTACACCCAGCTCTGCTTGTAGTTTATTTTTACCCATACCATAAAACAAACCTAGATTGATTGTCTTCGCCTGGCTTCTTGGTATGTTAGCCATGTCAGCTACGATCTGGTGAAAGTCTACACTAGAATCATTGTAAGCATCTAATACATCTCCAACACCATACATATTTTGTAATGCTGCGTAGTGTACAACTAGTCTTGGCTCTTGTTGTGAGTAATCAAATACACCCCACTTCATACCTTCTTCTGGTATAAATAAACTTCTAATCATTGGTCCAAGTTCTTTGTTTCGTGCAGGTATCTGCTGTAAGTTTGGATTAGAATAACTAAATCTACCAGTGACTGTGCCACCTACGTCTGATCTTAATTGATTTATTTCTGCGTGTATTCTTCCTTTATGTGAGTGTTTTAATATGGTATCAATAAACGTTGTGTGCGATTTATTTATTTCTCTTGCACGTGCAATATATTTAACAACAGGGTGTGGGTGATTCTGTAAAAAATTTTTAGTAAAAGATGGAGAATTTGTTTTTTCAGTTCGGTCAAAGGGTAGGTGAAGTTTTTCAAAAACTTGCGCTATCGATCGAGCAGCCCATATTTGGGTATCTATTCCTGTTTCTTTTTTTACTTTTTGTAAGCATTCTTTTTCTTCTTTTAGTAATTTGCCTTTTAATTGATTTGCTGCTTCAACGTCTACACGCACTCCTAAAAATCTCATATCAACGAGGCAAGGAAAAAGTTCTGTCTCTAATTTAAATATATCTTCTATGTCTTGTGCGTAGATTTCTTTTTTCATCTCTTGCCACAACTCCAAAGTCATCTCAGCATCTCTTTCAGCATACTCACCAACATACATTGCAGGTAATTTATACATCTCAGACTTAGCATCTATGCCCCATTCTTTGGCTGTTTCGGCCAAAATAGACTCGTTTTTGCCCTTTCCGAGGTAATCCCGACCCATACTACCTAAATCGTAACGAAAGCGATTCTCGTCCACGAGAGAGCCAGCAATCATGGTATCTACGATCTGACCATTTATTTTTAGTCCTGCAGCTCTAATAAAGCATACATCGTACATAGCATTGTGAAATATCTTAACTGCAGGTGTATTTAATACACCCTGAAACCACTTTAGAACCATTCTAAAGTCCATGTTACCACCACCTTCATGTGCTATTGGATAATATCCAACCCAGTCAGTTACAGCCACAGCGATACCAACTATATCACCTCCACCTGTAACAGATCCAGATCCCATAGTTTTTAACTCTGGGTCTTTAGTTTCTAAGTCAATTGCTATCTCATCATACTTTGATAAGTCAGGAAATTCAGTAGGTGGTAACCACTCTACTTGTGGTGAGAATAATGGTTTTTGTATCATGAGTAATCTCTCTCAAGTATCATTTCTAAATAATGTATTGCTTTCTTGATATCTTCTTCCTTCCCTTTTGACTGGTGCCTGCAGATATATTTTATAGCATTACCCTCTGCAAAAAGCAATTTGTTTTCATTTATGAAGTGTGCAGGCTGTATGCGAAAATTTTTATAATGTTTCCCGCCTACCTGCTTCTCTAAAGAATCGTATGTTGATTCTTTAAAAATATCTTTGTTTGTCATAGATTGTATCCTTTGTATCTTTGTTTTGATTCTATAATATGTAGATGTTCCTTGGTCCGTGTTGCACCGACATAGAACAATCTGTTCTCGTCATCTGGATTCTTTTCGTATGACTTCATTGTGTTTAAACTTAGATCTGTAAGCAACACAACATTCTCACACTCACCACCCTTCGCACCGTGTATAGTTGACAAAGTTATACGTGGTGCTTCGTTTAACTTCTCTCCGTTCTTTCTCATCTTTCTTAAATAATCTACGTCTCTTTTTGGTGCACCATTAAATGCTTCAAACCAAACAGAGTCTACATTTAATCCGTAGTCTCTTTTCAATTGGTCAATACCATAAAAAGATTCTTTAGCCATACCTTTCATTTTTTTCTTATCCCAAGAGTCTATGTATGATGATATGTTTTCTAATTGATCGTACTTTAACAACTGACCTTGACGTAAGTGTTCCCAATCTACAGCTGCTGCATGTAGTTTGTGTTCACGTGTTTTTCTAAATTTGTTTTGATAGTAGTAACCATTTAAATATAAATGTGGTTCTAGTTGATCCAACATGTATTTAGTTCTAGCTAAAACCAACCATTCGCCTGAAGACATATCAACTTGTTCAAAGTCAAAGTATCTTGATAAAGATCCTTGATGTGTTTTTGGTTGCCAAGTTTTATCTATTCTATTTTTTATTTTATTTATTATACTCATAGCTAATCCATGTACCTTTGCAGGAATCCTGTAAGACTGCTGCAAAGGTAGCATTTGTCCTTCCTGTGCTATGAAAGAATCCACGTCCGCTCCTGCCCATCTAAATACTGCTTGGTCATCATCACCTGCAATAAAAGAATCTGTTGTTTTTTTCCAAATAGTTTTTGCCATATCCCACTGCATGTTTGACAAGTCTTGTGCTTCATCAATAAATACAACATCAAACTTTGGTACAGCTGCATCAGACTTTGTAAACTCTGTAATCATGTCATTGAAATCTATAAGGTTATGTTCTTTTTTATATCTCTCTAACTCTGCTGCTATAATCTTTAACTTATCTCTTTCAAGTTCTTGGTTATGTTCGTTTAAATCATACTGTTGTTCTGGTGTTATGTTTCTAAGTTTAGCAAGATTAATAATTCTCAGATACTCGCTATCTGATGTAAAGATACCATTGTGATCATCTTCATACACTGCATAGTTTACAGGAAAACCTATCCTTTTACCTAAGTCCATGTAATGCCTACGTTGCATTACATTTTCTTTCTTAATACCAAGTCTTCTAAATGCTAGAGAATGTAGTGTTCTAAAGTATGGAAGATCATCGTCTTCCAAATTAAACTTTTTCATAGCTCTGTCTCTTGCTTCGTACGCTGCTTTTTGTGTAAATGCAAAGTAACCAACTTTATCTGGATCTGTATGTTTTAAATAATCATCTACTTTGTTCAACAGGGTTGTAGTCTTACCAGTTCCTGGTGGTCCTAATACAATTGTTTTCATTAATATGGTGCCTCTTCTGTTAGCTGTTTTTGTTTATACTCTTCATTCTTTTTTTCAAACTCTTTTACAACAAAGACAGATAGTTTTTCTTTTCCTATTCTTTTGTTTTCACAATCACATTTTTCTTTTAATAATTGTGCTGTTCTTGAATAACCAAGATCCCATCTTCTACGCATTAAGAACTGATGATAAAACCTATCATACACAAAGTGATGATGGCCATTGTTTGTCCACACACCACCCTTTGGTAAATCAGACCTATCACTTGAAGACAATCTATTTAAACAAAACTCTTCTAAATGGTTTTGTAATTGATCCTCTGTACGTAAACCTTCTGCAGGTTCTGTAACTTCTGCACCTTGTAGCAATTGATTTGTAAGATGCACCCAATCTTTTTCTTTTAATGTAGGTGGTCTAGTTTTTAATTGAACCATACATGCT